AAACTATGAGTGCCGAAGAAGTATTTAAAGGCGGCATTCTCAAAGAGCGTACGGATACAGGTCGCATTTACTTAGTATTCATTGATAATGTAATGAATCAAGGACCATTCGATCCTGAATATCATACAATTTATCAGAGTAATCTGTGCTGCGAAATTCTATTGCCTACAAAGGCGTTCAAGAGATTAGATGATGAAAACGGTCGTATCGCATTATGCACCCTTGGTAGTATTAATTGGGGTGCGTTCCGTAACCCCGAAGACATGCGCAGAGCCTGCCGCATACTACAACGTAGTCTTTGTAACATCCTCGACTATCAAGACTTTCTTAGCATCCAAAGTAAACTCTCCAACGATGAGATACAACCATTAGGAATTGGTGTTACAAATCTTGCATATTGGCATGCAAAGCGAGGACTAAAATACGGAGAGAAAGATTCACTGCAAGAAGTGAAATCTTGGATGGAGCATCAAGCTTACTATCTCACCGAAGCAACAGTTGAGTTAGCAAAAGAGCGCGGTAAGTGTAAGGACAGTGACAAAACATGGTACGGTCGTGGTATTTTCCCGTGGGAAAGACGAGCCAACGGCGTAAACGAATTAGCTAATTTTGCACCTGAGTTAGATTGGGAAACTTTAAGAGACCAGATGAAACAGTACGGAGTGCGTAATGCCACATTAATGGCAATCGCACCTGTAGAAAGCTCTAGCGTAGTTATTAACTCTACGAACGGCATTGAAATGCCAATGTCTCTAATTAGCGTTAAAGAAAGTAAAGCAGGTAGCTTTACTCAAGTTGTTCCTGAATATCATAAGTTAAAGAACAAGTATCAACTAATGTGGGATCAAAAAGATTGCATTGGCTATCTAAAGACCTCAGCAGTATTACAGGCTTATATTGATCAATCGATTAGCACAAATACTTTCTACAATCCTGCACATTTCCCTGATCGCAAAGTTACTACAACATTGATTGCAAAAAATCTAATGCAAGCTCATCTTTGGGGAATTAAGACATTCTATTATAGTTTAATTAACAAGCAAGGCGCTAAAGAAGTTGAAATATCTGCCACACTTTCTGACCCCATAATTGAAGATGAGGCAGATTGTGAGGCTTGTAAACTATGAGGATAGGCGTATATGGTGACAGCTACGCCTCATCTAACAGTGATTATGCAGTAAAATGGTATGAGGTGTTAGCTGAAAAGCTACAAGGAGTTAATCTAACAAAGAAACAAACAAAGAGACCTTGGTATTCTCTCTTTAAAAAGAACAGTAAGATTGAATCAAAAGGGGAAAAGCACACTGTACACAATTATGCGTTTGCTGGTTCATCGTTCTTCTACACGTATCAAAAATTTATGGATACATGTGATGAGAACGATCTGAACATTGTGCTAGTTACCGATCCCTCGAGGTATACTAAGTTTGTTACTTTAACAAGTATTAAATTTAATCATGTAGTGACAGGGGAAGCACATATTGATGGTATCATTAATATCTACAGTGGAAAACTAACGCCCAAAGATCGAAACACTTTGGTATATCTTAGGGGGTGGTTCAAGTCGGCAGACTATAAGTATCAATCTGAAGCACAGGATGCGATGCTAGATAGAATGGAGGAGCGACATAGTAATACGATTATATATCCATGTTTTGCAGATTCTTTTAGACCTAGCCGTTTAGAAAAACACGGGTTATCAGATTTAACTCACATGCATGTGATGTGGATCAGACAAATTGAATTGTTAAATCATGACCCAAACACGTTTTCTAAATCGGAAACAGGGAATCTATGTGGTCATTTGGGACCCGAATTTAATGAATTTTTTGCCAATGTCGTGTATAAACGTATTATCACCGGTGAGTGGGATCATGATGGTCTTTTTGATGTAAAACTTACCAAACCGTTCGATTATTATTTTTTAATGGGTTAACAATGAGTAAACAACAGTACAATTTTAAATCAGCAACAAATTATCTTTCACGAAATATGTTTTTGGATCCTGCAGGTCCAGTCACAGTTCAGCGTTTTGAAGAATTTAGATACCCTAAGATTGCAAAATTTGAGGAAACTGCTCGTGGTTTCTTCTGGGTTCCAGAAGAAAGTAGCCTCACGAAGGATGCGGCAGATTTCAAAGAGGCAAGCGAAACAGTACGCCACATTTTTACAAGCAATCTATTAAGGCAAACTGCATTGGACAGTTTGCAGGGTCGTTGCCCAACGCAAATATTTCTCCCGGTTGTCTCTATCCCTGAGTTAGAGTCACTGTGTTTGCTATGGGGATTCTTCGAAACCAATTTACACTCAAAGAGCTACAGTCACCTTATTCGAAACATTTATAATGTGCCTAAGGACGAGTTCAATAAGATTCATGATACACAGCAAATCGTAGATATGGCTAGCCATATCGGCAAGTATTATGATGAATTGTATTTAATAAACTGCAAAAAAGAACTAGGTATGCCAGTAGATGAAAGAGAACATCTAAAGGCAATTTGGTTAGCCCTGCATACCAGCTATGCTCTAGAGGCACTACGATTCATGGTATCATTTGCAACAAGCCTTGCAATGGTAGAAAACAAGATTTTCATCGGTAACGGAAATATTATTAGTTTAATTTTACAAGATGAAATTCTACACCGCGATTGGACAGCATATCTTATCAATCAGTGTGTTAAAGATGATTCTCGCTTTATCGATATCAAGCAAGAATGCCAAGACGAAGTATATCAAATCTATATGGATGTAATCCGTGAAGAAAAAGATTGGGCTGATTACTTGTTTAAGTTTGGTCCTGTGATTGGTCTAAACGCACAGATTCTTAAAGACTTTATGGATTTCACTGCTTATAATGCACTCAAAGAAGTAGGCATTAAATACAATATCCCCGCACCTAAGAGTACACCTATTCCATGGTTTAATAAGCACAGTGATACTAGTAAAAAACAATCAGCATTGCAAGAAACAGAAAGTACTAACTACGTCATCGGTGTGATGAGTGATTCTATTGATTACGAACAATTACCAAAACTATAAGAAAGGAAAAATCATGAAAGCAATTGTATGGTCCCAGTCTCAGTGCTCATATTGTGAGCAGGCTAAATCATTATTGACAAGCAAGGGCGTTGAATACGAAGAAAGAAAAATCGGTGAGGGATGGACAAAGCAACAATTACTAGAGGCAGTTCCTACAGCACGATCAGTGCCTCAGATTTTCATCGATGATCGATTCATCGGTGGATTTACTGATCTGCGACAATATTTTTTAAAGGCGGCATAATGACATTGGAAGTTGGCAAGATTTACACGTTTAAGTTGAATTCGGGCGAAGAATTAATCGCTAAATTACAAGGGGTAGACACGAATTTGTTAGTATCTACACCGGTAAGCATCGCACCTGGCCCGCAAGGTATGGGGTTAGTTCCTAGCATGTTTACGGCGAATCCCGAACAATTTGTAACGATAAATACTAATAGTATTGCTATGTACACAGAAACGGACGAAAGCGTTCAAGCTAAGTACATTCAAGCTACAACTGGTATTACGGTGCCAGATAAGAAAATCATTATGGGATAAATTATGCCGCAATTAAGTAGAAAAGGTGATGCAAATCAAGCAGGAGGCAAAATAGTTAGAGGAGCAGCTACTGTATTCGCTAACGGTATTCCTGTTGGGTTGCATGTTAGCCCCATTACACCTCACGGTAAGGGCAAGCACAAAAGCGCCAAGACTACTGAAGGTAGCCCTACTGTAATTACAGAGGGCTGCCAAACATTGCGAGTTACATCCGGGAATGATTGTGGACATAGCATTGCCCAAGGAAGCCCGAATATTTTTTGCCCATGAGAACTACTGCCAAGCAAACCCCATTAGGTGTTAACACCCAATCAGCGTATCTACAAAACTGTGGTTTAACAATTAACCCAGATGCCGCTGCGCATATGGGCGAAAGCAAAGTCAACGGACAATACAAATTTGGATCATTAGTTGAATCTACGTGCTTAAAGTGGCTGACTTGGGCCATACATGATGCATATTGCCGCGGTGTTGTATTAACATCACCCGCAGGCACTAGCGTCTACGATAATATTATATCGATAGGTAAGGGTATTTCTGAAGCATTGGGAAATTCAAAGCCCCCCGGATACAACGCGATAGACGAGAGTGATTCGCAGACACCCATTGATACACCTACGTGGTACCATGAAAATCATCCTGCTACTACTGGGTACGCTATTGAGGGTCAAGGATACGCAAGCCCCGGTACAGTAGACACAACGAATATTTTAGGACAAGGTCAATACGCTAATTGGATTCCATATGATATGACTAATCCTAATAATTCTATCACTCAATGGGGATTTATTAGGTGTTGGGCATTACAAGCGTGGAATGAATTTAATTGGAATGGTGGATTAACGGATCCTCCAAACACGGTTCCGCGTAGCTCGACCGGCAACCCGTTGTCTACAGTTCAATATAAAGATTTCTTGCAATCTTTTATGACAGTTGCAGGATTCATCGATTATAATAACGTAACCATTGATTTATTAGTGAATGCACCTACTTATCTTAAGGGCATTTACAGTAACATGAACGATCTTACCAGTTCGGATATAACTGGTATAAGCTTAGCCACAGCCACGTTTGGTCGTGATTGTATTACAGCGGGCAAAGTTGTTGATCTAAGCAAGATTGACAAATTTGGTTTACCGTCGGTTTTATTACAGACCATATTCAAACATCATGCAATGACTCAATCATTGAATATTGCATTGATTTCTGCAGGGTTGATGCCCGAAGAAATAACGGACATAGCAAGTGATTCGGTTCCAGTATCTAAAACGCAAGAACAAATGATATATGGATCTTTTTTGGTTATTACCGGAACAGATTTACAGGACATATTGGTTCCGTTAAATTGCAAAACAGCAGGATTGACATCATTAGCAGATTTATTAAATGTTAAGAAGTTGTTCCCCAATAGCTATCAAACGTTGACAGTGCCGGTGTACAATACTACTCCTAGCCCCAATAATAGTAAAACATATTATCCAATATATGAGGGAAATAGTGTAAGTTCCAGGATAACATCGCCGGCAGTATCAGCAAAAGTAGGTACTACAATACTACCCGGTGATCCACCGATTGTCGAACCAACTACATCTATAAGTACTACTAAAACTGCTAGCGTTAACGATTCGGCAGCTAGAACATTTAATAGGGCTGTATAATATGGCGACACAACCGAATTTTCAACCCCCTCCTATTGGATTTGGTTCTTATCTAAAGGATATCTTACCAAATGATGTTGCAGTAGCTGCCGGAGCATTTGCGACAGCAGTCCAACAGGTATCGAATATTAAAAATACTGAGTTTGAAAAGTTTGCACAGGTTGTCGCTGCAACAGAAGTTACTAACACAAATTTAAATTTAATCAACGGCACCGATGTTCCTGTCAATTTAGCCAAAACTGCAGAAGATACTATTATAACCGCTCTGGGAAGTGGTCCACACGGTACGTATGTGGCTAGTGATTTCTTTGGTTGCATGTCAGGACTACCATACAATTGGCGAGAACGACAAGCATCGATCCTAGCTGCACAAACAACTAAATTACGAAATATATATCAAGAACTATTTCTTGCCGTAACATGGGATCCTTTAGATGTTTCAGTAATTGTAGAAACAAGACAGGTATTAATTGATGCAGGGCCCCCTCCAGTCTATCAAACAGAATATAGAGTTGGTGGTTTTGCTATAGTTAATAAGGGCGGTGGATATGGTAGAGGAACTGCACCTGATGTTATAATTACCTGCAGCAATGGCGGATCAGGGTTGGGCATAGTTGGTAGGAACGTGGCAGATCCAGGCTCCGTTGGCACGGGTACGTATGGTAGAATTACTAGTGTGA